AACCGTGGCGTCTCGGTACGACTTGCCGTTCTTCTGAGCCAGTTGAGCGAGTTCATCTTGGCGAGCCGCCATTTGACGCTCAACCTTTTCGCGATCAAGAGTTGCACGGAGGTTTTCCAGTGTGGTTTTTCGAGTCGCCTGGAACGATTCCTTCATGATCTCGAACGCAGTCTTCTGACCCTTTTTCGCTTCAGCAACTTCGTCTTTGACGCCAATCTGCTGAAACAAAGCCGCGACGTTTTTGTCGATGCTATCGCGAAGAGCCATGTACCGGCCAACGTGCTCATAGCCTTCACTGGGATCACGCCCACCACCAAACGGAGATCCACCAACTGCACTAAACTTAGGCTTTTCATCGCCTGGTATGAACTTGGCCCTCACCATTGCTTCTTCTTCGCGAAGCATCTGCAATACGTCTTGTTGCATCTTGACGTACGCAGTGTTGATGGCGTTCATCTTGGCGAAAACGGCGTCCGCTTTGGCAATGTCTCCTTTGGCCAAAAGGTCTTCGCGTTCCAGACGAAGTTTGTCGAATGCCTCCTGCTGTTTTTGGGCTCCGAGCCTCAGCATGGTCTGTTGAAGCCGGAGGTCCTCCGGCTTGGCAATCCAGTCCTCCCGACGTTTCAACTCCTCGGCACGGTTTTCGCGGTTTTCAATGAACTTCGCTGGCCCACGGAGTGCTTCCAGCACGCCTTTGATTGCCATGGTGATGTTCTTCGTTTCTGTGACGATGTCCTTGACGTCGATCAGGGTTGGCTTGATGGCCTGATCGAAAAGATTCGCAAGGTCCGTGAAGATCTCATCGACCACAGTGCCAAATGCTTCGGCGAGACTGAAACCAAACTCTACGGCTTTGATGGGATCAATCTTGAAGTTCTTGGCGTCTTCGATCATGGCCTTGAGATTTCGCGAGGCCATGGCAATGTTCGGGTTCATCTTCTCGAACCCCTCGAAGAACGCATTCGCGCCAATCGTGGCTCCTTTGGCTGTCTCATTGATAATCTGGAAGAAGCCTCTGAATGAGTCGGCAACAAAGCGGATCGTTGGCCTCCAACTGTCGATCGAGTTCTGAACGCGATCGGTCCACTTACCGAGATCTTTCGTCGCTTCGACCAGGCCGAGTTCTTCGATCAGTGCTTTGCCAAAAGTTCGCTTGAACTCATCAAGGGCATCGCGGAGGCGATCCACGTGGCCGTAGTACGATTGGGCGTACCGCTCGCTTTGCCCGGAGAACTTTCCCCCTTCCTCGGTGAGGTGTTTTATGGCCCGGACAAGGTCGTTGAAGCCGACCCGGCCTGCTTCCATCATCCCACGCAGATCTTCCTTCGGCTTGCCCATCGTCACCGCGAGGGCATCCAGCAGCGGAATCCCGGTTTCGGTGAACTGGCGGAGTTCGGTCCCGTACAAGCGGCCTGCCGCACGAACTTGTCCGTAGGCGTACACCAATCGGGCGAGAATGTTGGCCTGGCCGCCGGACAACTCCGAGAGGGCCTTCATCGTCGGCACGATCTGATCTGTAGGCGTGCCGTAGCTCAGCAATGTTTTGGCTTGACCGGCCGCATCGGCGAACGTCAGAGGGGATTCCGTTGCGAACAGGCGAATGTCGTCGAGCAGGTTCTTCGCAGTCTTGGCGTTGCCGGTGAACAACTCGAAGCTATTCGACATGATCTCGAATTGTGCCGCGGCCGCGATCGACTCGCTGACGATGTCCCGCATGTTCATCGTCAGCGTGCCAGCACTTGCCACAGCCAGGCCGAGGCCGAGGATGTTGGTCAGGCTCATGTTGCCGAGACTCACCGCGCTCATCATGCCGCCACGCATGTCACGAGCGAAATCTTTCACGTCGAGTACACTTCGGCGAAACGCCTCCCTCATGGGGTCCGTGTAGGCACCCACGTAGATGGACATATTGCCGATCGCCTGACTCACTTCGGCTTCCTCGTTCGAGTGGTCTTTGCGTGCTTGATGCCCTTCGTGGCCTTGCCCGCAATCGCAGACAGCGGCTGCGTCACAGATGGGTCAAGCTTGCTGGTTTTCTTCTTCTTGGCCGCGAGCTTCGAAGGGATGAAACTCGACGGTTGGAGGGCCTTTGCATCCTTGCCGCGGAACGGGATGTTGTTCACAATCGCCGAGGCAAGGTAGCCGATCTGTAGCCACTCGACATCGCTGCCGAAAGGCTCCTGTTCCGCGAAGAGCAACCAGCCGTTGAACTGGTTCGCATCGAGTGTTCGCATCCACTGATCCGGTTCGGGGATGCCCAGCTTGAGGGCCAGCCGGTAACAAAACAACTCGACATCACTCAGTTTTTTCGCCGGCCACTCATCCCGTTCACTTCCAGGAAGTGTTCCGAGATCGGCACCGCGATTTCACTCGGCGTTTCAGCGAGCATGTGCAGGTGATCCGGGCCAAAGATCCGCTTGCCGAACTTGTCGCGGATGGCAAACGCCAGCAGGCCCGCACGGTAGATATCCTCCGGCACAGACTGGAGCTCTTTGTAATAAGCGTCGAGCCCTGCTGCCGTGAGGCGAGCGACATAAACCGGCTTGCCGTTGACCTGGATGTTGGGCACTGCCGACGGAAGTGGGTTTGCTACGCAAACGGCCTGGAAGTCGGTGACAAAAGCCCCGTCTTCAGAAGCCACGGCGAGGGCATCCTTTCCGGTAGGCTTGGGTGCGGTGATCTGCATGATTTACTTTGTGAGTGAGGGAAAAGAGAACCCTTCGGAAATTCCGAAGAGTTGATCGCGATTACGTCGCAGGGGTTGACTCGGTCTGTTCTGCCGGCACGTCGAAGTTGTTGAGTTTGCAGATCCGGACGAGAAGCGTGCGGATGTCCTGGTAAGTGCATGTCGAGAACACCTCGACAAACTTTTCGTCCACGTCGTCGCCCTTGTGGTCGCAGATGCAATAACTCAGAATGATGTCGGCCGGGTTTCCGGCATTGCCGAGGATTTCGATGTTGGCCTTTTGACGCTCATCATCCGTGAGTTTCTTGTAGTAAACCATCAGGCCCGCCGAGGGCAGCAGGTACTTCTCAACTGAACCTTGGCCTTCACGCGACTTGCGAATGGCCTTGCTCAAATCTTTCATGAATCACCTTTGGTTTGAACTTGTTAGTGGTTCGCAAGCGTCAAGGCGCGATGTAGGTGAACCCGCCGCTTCCCTGGAAAGTCACCGTCGTGACGATCTCGCCATCTTCGGGAACTTCGATCGCTGGCACTTCTAAGTAGCCAGCACTCACGAGTTGACCGCCGATAGGGTCCATCAGAATAATCCGGCTCCGGCCAAGATCGGGAATATCGTATGTGATGTCACCTGGATCAATCGTTCCCCAACTTCTCAACGCATCGTATTCAACTGGCGAAAAGTTGAAGGTAAGATCGAGTTTGCCCGCGTCCAGGAATCCCGGCATGTATTCCTTCACACGCCCAGGTGAAAGCAGGTGCGTGATGTCGACCTTCGTGTAATTCTGATCGCTGTAAGTCACCTTCGTGAGTTGCTTGAACTCGACAAAGATGTCCGGTACTTGGACCTGGAAGAAGTTGATAAAGAACCGCGTGCCGTATGAATGAACGGCGACTGCGGATTCAGCAAGTGTTTGGTTAATCGCCATGGTTATCCCTCGATGTAGAACAGTCTGAAATCACACAGAGTCAGGTGCCAGCCGGTTTCCTTTCCGGCTCCGTCTCGCTGCGCCCGCGTGATCGTGTCGATCAACCGGCACGACGTCACCTGAATCGGCTTGGTCAGCGTCGAGTTAGGGTCAGCAACCCAAACATCTTGGAAGCCATCAAGGCCCCGATCGGCCCGGGTGCCGGCAACTTTTTGGGCGTACCGCGCGTTGAGTTGCGGATCTTGGCTCCAGAACTCCAGCGTGAACTCCCACCGGGTCAGGCCGCTCGGGCCATCGTACGCCCGAACTCGGTCGATGCCGTCCGTGCTGAAGGTGCAATACGGCTTGCCGTCCTGGCCCGCTGTCGGCGGTTGTCGGTTCGGCTCAACGCAGCCTTTCAGTTCTGGGACACGCTTTTCGATGTACTCCAGAAGGCGAGCAAACAGATTCTCATCCATTTACTTCCTCCTAAGTTTTTTGATGTCCGCAAGTGCCAGTTGCAGTTGCGTGCGGATGTCGTTGCTCACGCTCACTCGCGTTGAGTCGTAAGCAGGCTCCAAGAACGGGTACGGTTTGGCCCCGGGGTGCCGGATGCCCACCTGAGCTCCTGAGCGGAGCGAACTTCCCCGGCCGACGGCGTGAGGGCGTGTTCCCTTTTCGACCAAGTGAGCGTATCGGTACGGCGTGGCAATCTCGTCACGCGGAACCCAGCGTGCCCGCCGGACCTTGCGAGCGAACGTCACCTTCCGCTTGGAACTGGTTTTTGTTGGCCGCTTGGCGTCCATCCGCGGACCGATGATCGCCAAGTAACCGGTGCGTTTCTTGTGCGCGACGATTTTCCGCCCCAGGGCCCGGCGGAGTGTGCCAGTTTCAACCTGGACGTTGGCCTTGGCCTGACGCAGGATCGTCTTGCTGCCGTTATTCAATCCCTTCCGAACCGCCTGGCGGAAATACCTCGGCTCAAGTTGTTTCAGGAGCTTGGTCAGTTCATCCGCACCGATGACGCGGGTGTAGATTCTCAGTTGTGAACTCATTACGTCACCCCCGCTCGTTCACGGACCATGACCTGGAGCCAGTCCTCCCAGTCACCATCCAGCGGAAACACCGAGACCACCTCGTACTCACGGCCCGCCCATTCGGCTTTCCAGCCTGCGGACAAGCCGAGCACAGTCCTATTGCGAATCCGGAAGTAGCCCATGTTGACGGGTACTTGTTGGCCGTGCTCGTCGAGCTCCGTACCCGTGGTCGGCACCCACATCGCCCGGCGGTTGATCGATTCCTGCGAGTAAGTCGGCCGGGTTTGGCCGATCGCGGTTTTCTCTCGCACCGGTGCGTACCAGTCGACGACTTCTTTGAGCAGGCCAGCGTGTGGTTTCACGAGTACCTCCCGACCCAAAGGCTCGTCGCCATAGACTTGAATGCGGGCGAAATATCCGTCTTCGCGGCATCCCCCCGGTTCGCGTAATTCCTGGCCGTCTCCATCAGAACGGCTTGCTTGGCCAGTTCCGGGATCTGGCTCGCGGGCATTCCGCAGGCGTACTCAATAGCGATGAGATCGCCGAAATCGGAGTCAGGCCAAGGTTCCCCCCAGAGGGGCATGACGGCCACGGGCGAGCGATCAAGCCAGAGTTTGTAATCGACGCCGCACGTGTAGACGGTGACCGTTCCATCCTCGGCAACCCGGGAAACAGAGTTCACCGCGTTCACCGGATGACCGTACAGCTCGACCATGTTGGCGTTGGGCCAACCGTTGAGAGAAAGCCGGCGAACCTGTTCGAAGAAAAGCAGTCCGGTCATCTTTTCGAGCAACATGGTGTTCGATCGGATGAAGGACTCGATCAGATCGTCATCAAGATCGTGTTCGACAAGGCACTGTTTCTTCGCGAGCGCAACCTCAACCATCAGCCCACTCGGGGGCGAGATGGTTTTCAGGCCGTACTCGCGGTCAATCAGCATCGGTTACTTACTCTTGTGGCGGAGCGGGTTCTTCATTCACTTCTGCAGAATCGCTGGGCTCGCTTTCGACAATTTCGTCTTTGATCTCTGCTTTTTGTTTTCGTGGCCGTTTCGTTTCTTTGGAGCTGCCTTCGACACGCTCAGTCTGAACCTCGGTTATATCGGGTTCAGCCTCGACGACATACTCCGCCACGTTCCGGCTGACGAAGTGGGCGGCGCTGTCGTCTCTCAGTTCGTAGATCTTGCCCTTTTCGAAAACTCGCTTTGTGGTGTCCTGAACCTGGCGGGTCTCCAGAAATCGTACTTTGGCCATGAATGGCTCCTGGCTCCTGGCATTGTAAAAATGAGTGAAGGAATCGCGACCTGAATCAGGCCGCGAAGTGGATTAGTCCGCGCGGAGTTTCGGGATTGGCAGGCCGCGGCTGTTCGGGTACGCGATGGCCAGGACGGAAATCGTGGTGTTCACACCGTTGCCGGTACCCACCCGAATGCAGTCGAAGCCATCGTTGATGTCGAGTGTGTTCGTTTCCACGTCGATCACGTAGATCGCTTCTTTGCTGTTCGTTGTCAGCGTGGTAAACGTGTTGCTGGCCACGGCAGCCTCTTCCCAGGTTTCTCCCGCGACTGTGTCGAGGTTGCGGAAAACCTTGTCGAAGGCCAAAGCCTTTTCGCTGCCCCCAGCCAAAGTTTTGGACTGGTGCAACGTGATGGCCGATCCCGTCACCGTCGTGTCGTTCTTGACGAGGATGACGAATGCAACTCGCGTGTAGTTTTTGACGTTGACGCGAAGCGGCGTCGTGCTGGACGGCGTCACCGCGTTCAGGCAGGGAAAGACGTTGGCCATTTCCAACAGTCGCAAGACATAAGGATTCATGTTGATCTCTCGCAGTTGGTGATTCAAACGATCCCTGGCTCAGGGCCGGGGCTGTGGGATTAGATCAGTTGTCAGTCGGCTGGCTTAAGCGCGTTCTTCGAGCGTCACAAAGCACGACAGCGAATTGCCGTTGGGCATATTGATCGGGCCGTTCCACCACGGCTTGCCGTTGAGACGCAGTTGGAAGCGGAATGCCACGTGGTTGGAGTCAAAGTACAGGTGGATCGAGAAGTCCTGCCGAGTGATACGCCCTTGCCCACTCTTCAAGAGCGTGGCGTACTTCTTCATGTCCACCAGCGCGATGTCACCTTTATCGCCAAGTGCCTTCATGTTTGGGAGCGGGATCATCGGCCGACCCTTGAGGGTGGCGTAGGGAGTCGTGGATAGCCCGCCCGGAGGCATGTACATGAGTTCGCCGCTATTCGTCCCCGTCGCACCAAACAGGTACGGGAACTGCGCTTCGAGATCCTGGTTGTAGATCCAGACTGCATTCCGTCGGCAGGGGGCATACATGCGAGCCCACATATTCGACAGGTTTTTGGCGACAATCGTGTCCGCAGTTTGGCCGGATTCCTTAGCAACCGTCACCAAAGCATCGCCGTTGAACAGGCCGAGCGGCTTCCCGACCCCATCCCCGAACAGCAGCGAATCGTTGATGGAGTACGTCATGACTTCAGGCGTCTTGCGCCGGATGAAGTTGCCCAGGCTTGACGCATCATCAAGCATTTCTTCCGTCACCGGCACCAACGCGGTGATCTTTTCAAGCTTCATCGAGAACTGGCTGAGCTTGGGCTTGGTAGGCGTCATCGTCCCGCCTTCATTCGTCCAGTAAGTCCTGATCCCGTCCGTGGCCCACGGAGCAGCTTCATCGGCGGGCATGGACACGGAGTTGCCCGTCGTGGTCAACTCATCACACAGCGGCAACAGGGACTCAATCCCCATGACCTTGTCGTAGATTTCCTGCCGGAAGTCCGGCGGAACCAAGAAACCGCCGGCTTCGCCAGCACCCTCGTTCATGCTGACGCTCGGGGCGAGCAGCTTGAGCCGAGGATCGTGTTCTTGGCCTTTGGTCTTTTCGGAAATCAGAACCGACAGACAGAGTTCGCCGATGTGCTTGAAACCACCACGGCCGTCTTTCGGCGTGGCCGGCAGTTTACCGCTGGACACAACGCTCAGTTGCTGGTTGCCGTCTCCGGTACCAGGATTGAGTTGCGAACCGTCACGGTCCGGTTCGGTCTGCCGGCCTTTGCCAGCCGCCATCCGGAGCGTAAACGCCTTGGTTTCGTTGTAGGTCTTGAGCTTTTCTTCGTTGGACTTGGCTTCGGCCAGAAGCTTGTCAACTTCGGCCTTCTCATCGCCCGTCAGGTCACGTTCTTGTTGCCGGGCCAGGTTGATGAAGCCCAAGCAAGCGGCTTCAATCGCTGCGTTCCGCTCTTCCAAAGCGCGGATCATCTCATCCATCATACACCTCGCTTGACTTGGGCGCGGCTGCCCGCGCCCGGTTATCCGGGGACAGGCAGCAACCCGCGAGCACAAGGCCGAGGCAGCGTTACTGCATAGCGATTTTGGGACAAGCCCGCACGCCAGTATGTGTATCGCTCTCCGGGACAAGCCCTTTGATTGACCCAGAAGCACAAGGCTTTCCGAGCACGGTTGCGACGACCGCTTTCGATCTACATATTAGGACGCCACTTCTGGAAATTGAGCAAAGCCTCATTCAGCAATGGGGTCGAAGGCTGCAAAACCTGCTGGTTTTCAGCTGGTTTTTGGCATTTTCGATAATCCAGAAATTTTTCCAAAAATGCGTCGACGCGAGCACGGATCACGTCATCTGGCTCCGTCGCAAAGAGCCGCTGCATGGCCGACCAGGCCAGGCGTTGCTCCGCACCCGGCAGGTCGATCGGCGAGAGTTGTGCCGAGAGCAACCCATCCACCGCAGCCCCGGTGTCCACGATGTCCGTGGCCCAGAGCTTCTTCGGTCGCCAGAGGGGAGGAAGCATTTCGCCGTCGTCACTTCGCATCGGCGTCTTGTCGGGGTTCAGGCGGTACTCTTCCTCGGCTTCCAGAACCAGCGAAGACGACAATGCATCCGAGTCCTCGGCGGCCAGGTTGAGGATGTAATTCCCGAGATCGCCCGAAGGAGTGTCGAAACTTGACTCGGACAAGTGCAGATCAGCCCGAACCATGAGCACACGGGAGCTCCGATCAAGCCAGGCATTCTTGGCCCGGCCGAGGTATTTGCCGAGCCCGTCATCACTCATCGACGGGTGCGTGAACCGGGATCGGAGACCCTTCTGATTACCTCGCATCTGAGAAACGATCATCTTCAGGGCCTTCTCGTCAAACTCACCCCGGAGATCCTTGAAGGGCCCCTCCTGGGCAACGACGTAGCCGTAGATCACTTTGTTGTCCTTGTCGACGCGAACCGGACGTTCGCGCAGAGCTTCAACCCGCAGAGACTTAGGCGTGGCGGTCATGGGCATGAGGGCACCTCGGTTCTTAACTTGAAAAGTATGCTTTGAATGAGAGCGGATTTGAGTTCGGGGAGACGCTCACTCTCCCAGATCTTGTAAATCGTGTTGGGGTTATCGGGCATCGAAGCCTTGAACAACTCACGAAACTTCAATCGCTCCAGAGTACAGAAAACGTCCGTAACTTCTTTCCGCGATGACTCGCTCAGTACGGTCGAAGCCAGAACCGTCGCGAGTTTGGACGATGCGAACCGGGCGTTGTCCTGCGATATGGATTTGGCCCACGACGACAGGGCGTCAGTTGCTTTGCCCAAACGCCGAACCGCCTCGGCGGTCATGTGTGCTTCGCGGCGGAGGATGGCCGTAACGGCTTCGTGGGCCAGCTTGGCCAGATGATCTTGGGAGTCCTCGGGGGGAATGCCACGGGCCTCGGCGTTTGAATCCGTGGTGTCCTCGCCACTGGAAACCGGCTCACCCCTCGCCGCTCGTTCAAGGGTGTTCCACTGGGCCGGGACAAATAGTGTGTCACCGAATTCGACCGGGTTGAGATCCTCGAACGCCCGCATTTCATTCGGACTCATCCCGGCGTTTCGGATCATCACGTCATAGAACTCGGCCCGAGCCTTGCTATCCCCCCGCATAAGTGCCGCGAGATTGTGCTTGGTGTACTTCCTTCGCATCGTGTTGCGGCCGAACAGCTTGACGTTCGCGTCCTGCTCCAGCCGGACTGCCCACGGCAGAAGGCAGGTCATCACGTAGGTGATCGAGAGATGCTCGATGTTGTTGAAGGTTGCCCGGTCAAGAAGGCTGACCTTGTGTGGCGGGATCTTGAAAAACCGGCAGATGTCCTCTGCGTTGAACTTCCTCGATTCGATCAACTGCGCGTCGTGCGGGGAGATCACGTCATACGGTTTGAACTTCATCCCGCGCTCGAGTACGCCGACGCTGCCGGGCCGTTTCAAGTGCCGGTTGGTGAAGTCCCGCGTCAACCGTGCCGCCGACTCTGGATCTAATACTTGATCGTACTCAATCACACCGCCTGGTCGAACTGTCGATTTCGAAGTGTTGGAGGCGAACTTGTCCGTGTTCAGGGCAATATTCCCCACCCGTGTCATCGCTTCGAGCACGCTGTACCCCATGAACTCATCGCCGAGGCCACGGAACTGCAGCAGATCGCTCCAGGGCAAATACGTCGGTTCACGAGTTTCGTAGTTGAGCACTTCCCAGTAGTAAGCCTTTGTGTCTTTATCGTAAACCGGCTTGACCCGGCCCGGCTTGAGCGGCCAAACCCAAACGGGATCACCGCGGGTGTTTCGCTCGATCTCGGCAAAGGCGTTGCCATGGATTAAGGCCCGGCTGATCATCGTCTGGCGAAAAGTGAACGGAGTCATGAAGGGGTTCGGCTGGAAGTGCAAAATCCAGTCGACGATGTCATCCTCGTCGATCCGCCGACCGCCATTTTCGCGGAGGAACACACGCCACGGGACCGAAGCCAGGTCGTCTGAAACCGTGATAACGCACGCCCAAAACGTGGACAGCGTCATGGCGACGTGCTCAGACAATCGTTCTTCACGATCTTCGTTGGCATTGGGTATGACAATAGAGTCAACATTAAACGGAAGGTTGTAACCGAGCGACTCCTCAGTCGTCGTCGTCGTCGTAGTTGTCGAAGAACCCTGACCAACTGGTGGCGATTTGCTCTTGCGGCCTTTCGCCTTCGGAGGCTTCTTCGGGCTGTTTTTTGCCTGGGTCAAGAATCACCATCCCTCGGTTCTTGTAGATGCTCAGGGGTACACCAGACAACTGCATGGCACCGGCCAATGCCATGATGCTCGCGACAACACCGTCGATCTTCCTCACATCATCGGGCTTGGCCTTCACCGGCCGTTTGTTGTTGTTCGCGTCCGTGCGAACTTGACAGTGTCCGATCTGCCAATCAAGGACCGGATGCCCACCGTGGCGGATCGTCTGAGAGATCACAAATCGCTCAAAATCCGCGGTCGGCCCGGCGAAGTCCATGATCCGTTGACGGAACATGATTCGTTCAATCCCGAGGCCCTGGACGAGCGTTTTCCCCTCCTCGTCCGCTTCCCCCTCGCTGATCTGCTGAGTCAGTTGCTCAGCATACGTCGGGTCATAAAAGAGCCCGAGGATCTTGAACTGTTTACTCAGCGTGCGGATCTTCGAGCGGATGAATCCGTAATCGACCACGCTACCGGGCGTCAGGCTCAGATAGCCACTTCGGCCCCAACTCCCAAATGGTACGACGGTCTCCCACGATCGCGCGGTATCCTCGGGAAGCCAGAAGTACGGGAGCAGGCCAAACTTGTAATCCGGCAGATCAAAAGCGAGGACCAAGGCACTCATGTCACGGGTTTTGCTCAGGTCCAACGCGGCCCAGCAACGTCGGCCGGTGAGAGCCTCCTCGGTGATTTCATCACTTCGGCACCGTTCCCAGTCCGAGACTCGCAGCCAGGGGTTCGAGGCTCGCTGCCAAATGTTCAGCCGGTACATCTTGAAGTCGCGGAATTCTTGCAGTCCCTTGTTCCGCGATGAGTTGTAATCCTTCAAGAATTCCTCGGGGTCGATCAAACGGCCCCAGGCAGGGTTGGCCATCATGCCGTACTTGACCGGATCTTCGTCGATATCCTCGTCCGTGATGTCCTGCGGGGCCGCGTACACGATCGCCAAGCATTCCTGGTCAACCACTTTCCCGCTGATCACCTGCAAGGCGTAGTCAAAGCGAAACTTCCCGTACCCGTCCGGGTTGTCGCCGGCGGTACTGACCTTGATGAACAGCGGCTCGGATCGCGAGATCCCCGCCCGTGAAATGATCTTGATGAAGTCCCAGTCGACGACGTGCGTTTCGTCAATGATCACCGACCCGTTGAGACCTTCCTTGCTTCGCTTGGTTCGGTCGGTGGAGCTCGACAACGGCATCATAATGCTTCGCGTCGAGAGGTGCGTGATGGAACACTCGTTTCGGTTGATCTTGCACTCATCGGTCAGCGTTGGTGACTGCTCGATCATGTTGATGACGTGCTTGCCCACGATGTCACGGGCCTGTTTACCGTCCTTCGCACCGAAGAAGCACTTCTGGCCGGATTCACCATCCCCGCAGAGCAGGTACAAACCCCAGACCGAGGCCGTGGGGCTCTTGCCGTTCTTCTTGGGAATGTAAACGTCCACCTCGCGAAACCGACGAATCCACCTACCCCACTTGTCGGACCATCGCACCCAGCCAAACATCCGCATCGTCGCGTCGTACTGCCAATCCATCAAGATCATCGGCTCGCCAGCCTTGTCCCCTTCCCAAAGCCGACAGTAATCTTGGATCCACTCCACGGCGAACAGAGCACGCTCTTCGTCGAAAACGCAGCCGTTCGCGATGGCCAGTTCATCCGACTTGTTCCTTGACCATTTCTTCGCGTCTTCGACCCACTTTTTTGGTGGGTTCTTGCTCATGAGCGAACTCGTGTCCTGAGAGGGATGGGTGCGCCATCAGAATCTTGATCCACCAACTCCGGCTTCTTCTTCGGTACCGTCAGCCTGGTGCGGGCCTTCGGTGAAAGTCCGAAGTCGATTTCAAACGCGAGCAACTGCCGGCCGACCTCAATGAACTGTTTGTATTCAGGGTACTCGTTAAACGTGACAACGTATTCCTGCGGTTGGCCGTTTTTTGCAGGAAGAGCACCGACGTACATGCTTGGCGTCGTGGTTTTCATGACAAACGACGTGCCGTTCTTCTGGATGAACTTCTTGAGGCTCTTCCAAAGCACTCGGAGTGTAACGTAACGCTCTGCGGCCGAGTAATCCGCGGTGAATGCGAGATCCATATCTTCGAGGATGTCGAAGAGGCGATGCCACTCTTTGATCTCTTCTTCGGTCAGGGAGTCAGGCGTCTCCGGTCGACCTGGAGCTGGCTTTGGCTCGGATTTTTCGCTTTTCCTCTTTGAAAGAGGACCACGGGTTCCCATCAGATCACCCCAAATCGTACTGGTCGCGGTGTCCGCACCGGGCCGAGGTATGGCTGCGCGCCCGGGCATCGTGAACCCCCTAATACCTGGGCCTCGATCGCCCGCACCTGCTGACTGATGCGGTTCAGTTGCCGGCGGAGTTGATGAGCCCTCACCACCTTGGTCATGAGACCGCCCGTTTCAGGAACCGATGCACGGAACTGGCGAGATTGAACGCCATGACGCATGGCACGCCATTGCAGACCATGTCATTAGCCTTCCGTGACTCGATACCTTTGGAGCTGGGTTCATGTCGTACTCCTTTGTAGATTTGGCAGGATTCTTCGCGGGATCCCATTACCGGTTAGGTGTTGTATGATCGCTGCCATAACTGGAGGGCAGACAGCATTGCCGATTAGGCGAATCTTGTCCCGGCGACTTGAGACAGGCCACAGATGCGTGGCCGGAAATCCCATCGCAGCAGCGAGCTCAAGAGGCTGCAACATTCTGATTTCATGGCCATGACCATTGGGCCGAACATAAGCGAAACGGTCAATAGTCGTGACAGTCCGTAATGGCCGATCCAGGGTCTGGAACCCGCCGGCTCCGTCGCTACCGTAGTAGACCATGATGAACTCGGAGTCGTGGCCGAGTGCTTCGATAGCTCTCTTCGCTCGCTCTAACGTCGCATCAGCGTGGACTCCCTTTCGGAGAAGCCGAAACGGCCACTGCCCTTCGGTAAGAATACTTTTAACGGTAAGCTTGGGGCCAAGAATTTTCGAGGGAAACGTGGGTACTGCTTCACGGTCGCAGATGACAAACAGCCTCTTTCTAGACTGAGGAGTCTGAAAATCCTGGGCATCGAGGACAGCTTTATCAATGTTGTAGCCCAGCCCCTGAATTTGCTTGATCCACTCATCGAACCGGGGCCATAGCTGCATCCTGGGGACGTTTTCGACGATGATCCAGCGTGGCTCGAAGACCTTGGCGAAGCGAACTACTTGAAAGGCAGTCTCGCGACTAGCCTCGCAACGAGGAGCACTGCCCTTTGCCACACTGTGGTTGGTGCATTCTGGAGAGGCAAGCAGGATGTCAACCGGGCCTGTGGTTGCGTGAATTGCGACCGGGTCAACGTCGGCTGCCTTCTCCGCAGAGACTTTTGCATCTGGGAAGTTGAGCTGAAAGGTCTTCGCCGCAAACGCGTCGCGGTCGAGCCCGCCCACCACACGGACCCCGGCCATGGCCGCTCCCCTTGAGCTGCCACCACCACCGCAGAACAGATCATAACATCGTAGAGGACCCTTCATGCGTTTACCTCATTAGGAAGTGGGTCAGCAGCCGCGCACTCGGGCCAACGATCAGCCCGACTCGCCAGTCCTCCTCGGGGCCGGGGACCTCCGCCGAAACCTGGACTTCGCTCGTCTTCTCCGAGGCCAAGTCGAACATGCCTCGCAACTGCACCAGCCGAGCTGTTTCGCTGACCTTCACCTTGTTTAGGACGTGTGCGCGCGGCATTTGTACCCCTTTTTGAGCAGATCCTCAATCAATTTGGCTTGCTGCTGCTCAGTTTCGCAGTCCACGAACACCATGAAGATCTCGGGGACAGCTTCCTGAGAAGCCTCGGAGTCACCCTCATCATCGCTTGTGACAATATCATCAAGCGGGTTGTTTGACGCCAACTCACTCAGCATGTCCTCAACCGCTTGGCTTTGGAAACTCACAGAATTCAGCAGCATGTTGAGATTATCGCGGTCGACGCCCGCCATCCCGCCGATCGCATCGTAAGTCGCGAGCAGTTTGTCCGCCTCTTCCGCCGTCACATCGAGGATGATCGTCGGCATCATCGTGTCCGGGCTGACCGTCTCAACGCGGAGGTGCCCGTCGATCAGTTGCAGAGTTCCATCCTCCTGTTCTCGACAGACAACCGCCCCGGCAATGCCAACCTCGGCCAGAACCCCCTTCAGCGCGTCCGACTGCTGATCCGGGTGAGTTCGCCAGTTCTTGGGGTCCTCTTCGGTTAGTAAATTATACGAGCTTCCTCATTTCGCTCCGTCTTACCGGGAACGGTCGTCGAACACCCATACCCCCCTTTGAACACCCATACCCCCCTTTGAACAAAAAACTCACTTCGAAAAAATGCGCGACACCCGAGTCGGTCCACGGTCCCCCGGGCGTAGAAAGTCGACCTGGGTACCCCCGTCTTAATATCCTACTTTGTAGCGTAGTAGCTGTTTGACTGTTCATCGTCTAATAAATCGCGGTTAGTGGTTCCATCCAGTACCGGGGCCGACTGGGCCAATAGGCGTTCCACTGCACGGAATTGCGGACGCACACCAGGCTCGCCATCGGACGCACGTTGGTCATGCTCCATCGGGATCGGGGCCCCTTTTTTTCGGCGGACTCGATCCGTCGAGTGAAAATTGACAAAATTCCTTGACTAGAACTATAACACTGTGTATTATTTCTTCAGTCCCCCGCCGGTCATCCGACCGGCAACACAAGGAGAACCGTCATGAAAGGACATGGCCATGACGACCGACGTGATCGAAATTCCCGTGCTGACCGTTCACAAACCGTTTTCCTGGGCCGTCATGGAGGGGCACAAGCGGATCGAAAACCGGGCAAAATTGACGAAGTACCGGCGTCCGGTGTTGATCCATGCGGGGGTGGACATGAAGCGGTGCGCGGTCCAGTTGTCATTAGCCCAAGACTTCGCACGGCAGCACGGGTGCCCGGTTCCGCCGCTCCTCGAACTCTGGCCAAGCCTCGGAAAAATCCTGGGAGTGGTGGACCTCGGGGATCTGAAGCCGGAGGAACGGGGACCGTGGGCCACGGGGCCGTTCTGCTGGCGGCTGGCCAACCCCCGAAAGCTCCGCCTGCCCATCCAGTAGCGGGGCCAACTGGGCCTCTGGAAAATGAAGGGCCAAGATCTGCTGGAAATCTTGAGTCGCTGGGTGACTACCTAATCAGTTGGCTGATTCTGATCTGCTGGATGCTTTGGGAAATCAGCAACCTGGCCATAATCCTGGCCTTCCGCGCTGCAATCTTGGGGATCAAAATCTTCTTCATCACCCTGACCCTCGTGTTCTGGATGATGGGAATCGCGCTGCAGGTCATTGCCCGCAGCGGGCCAAAGTGAAAAGCGGACAATGTTAACGGATGGCGACCTGTTCCACGGTCAGCCTCCGCTCGCAGTCTTCACGTCATGGCATCGCTTACACAGCGATTGCCAGTTCTTAACGTCCCAGAACAGTTTCTTGTCGCCTCGGTGCGGGGTAATGTGGTCGACCACCTCGGCCGCTCGGAAGATGCCTCCGCGCCTGCACTCGGCACACAATGCGTTCTGGGCCAGGAACACGGCCCGGGCTTTGCGCCATCGGCGATCATAGCCACGGCTGGCAGCACTCTCGCGCGGCAGATGCCGCGGCGGAGGAGTTGGCACGGAATTGTGAACCTTGGCTCGCTTGGGCATCAGTTGACATCCTGGTGAAGGCCCTGCATGTAGTAGATCCGCATCAGATTCAACGCCATCTCCAGCCGTTGTTCCATTTGCTTGCGATTAATCCGCAGAATCTTGGCCGCTTCATGCGGCTTGGGCGGAGTCTTGCGATCGAGACCGTAACAGACAATCACCGTTCGCCGATACCTCTTCGGTAAGCGATTGACGAGCTTGCCGAGGAGCTCCCGGCCGAGGGGATCAGGTCGATCGGGATCAGCGACGGGAACATCAACAGCAGCAACCTGATTCCGCGACAGGTGTAGTGTCTCCCTGCGAATATCCTCTTGAAACTGTGCGGCGATTTGTCGCCAGCAGAAACTCTCGAACTTCACGTTGTAACCATCGTCGTACTTCCGGGCCGCATTGACCACAGCAAAATGCAACGATGACTCAGCCGCCTCCACACCGCAGATCGCCAGGCAGCCATTGCAGATACCAGGATAGATCTTCTGCATTGAGAAGAGTGCGTTCGGGTAACTGCGATAGAATCCGTTTATCAGTTCGTGCGCCGAGGGGAGCAACTCAACGACGTACTGCCCGTGCCGGCGAACGACCCGGGCATGTGGACCATGTTTGAGAAGTTTCCCTGTCACTACTACACCTTCGGGTGTGGGGTCTTCAGTTCGTGCGTCCCGTCAGGGAGCGAAGTGCGGGTGTAATCGCCGAACAGATTGGGCGACTCCTTCACCAAGGTCTCCAGCATGACGTTGGCCAGTTTGCGTATCTCGGGTTCGGCATGCCGTGAGCCCCGTTGTTCCAGGAAGTGCCGCAGGGCTCGGGCGTTGGCCGTCACGATGATCTTCGTTTCCGTGGCGTTCGGCAACACACTTCTTGCCGCCTGACGGGCGGCTTTGCGGATGTCCGTCTTGCCGGCATCTGGCGGCAGCATCGTGGCTGTGGCAGTTGCCGGGTCCGCGAGCTT